ACCTTCGGGTCTTCGTAAATCTTGCGGAGGTACGACCAAAGGTTGATATGAGGGAACATCTGCTGTAGGGAGAGGTAATGATGGGGTTTGCAGTCGCACTGCATCTGGCAGCACTATGGTGGGCAGCTCCATTAGTCAGCAGCTTCGGGTGTATTAGTTTTTGCCCATTCTTTATATTCTTCATAATGCCTATTACCATCTACCATAAAGAATACAAGCCTATAATCTCCATCCATAGTTTCAATGGCATCAGTTTTTGTATCATCCGTAGACGATTTTATTAATTTATATTTTGGGTTTGTTGGATATGCCATACTTTAAAGCTCCGCATCAAGGTAAACAAAAGGTTCATTGTTTTGTAATGAAAAAGCATGAACCGCAGTCCTAACTGCTTCACCGGCTCTAGTGTTATCGCCACTCATTATAAACATTGCATGATCTTTTTTAGTTTTACTATCAAGTGATATTTGATGATGATATTGAGCAGAATTACTAAATACTTTTTCATAAACGTACCCACCAGATGAACCAGATTTAGCAACCATTGTAGGTGTCGTTCTCATATCAATAGGTCCATACGTTATAAATATATTTCCAGAATAATACTGAAAACCTATACCGAGAGGAGTATACTCTTGTGCTGCTACAACATGACAATATCTTTTACATTTTAATAAAGTTTCGGTAAAAGATTCATGAGCAAAGTCACTAGCAGAATCTCCAACTTCTAACTGAACGCCTGTCAATTCAAATGTTGCACCATTAGTTAAAAACCATGATGTATCATAAACAGGTGTTATTACCCCTGATGAATAGTTTTGCCAAGCATTACTAACTGAACCAGCATCGGTATAATTTGTTCCATAGAAAGGTACAATTCTTAAAACCATAGCTCTGCTATTATTATTAGGAAATGAGTTTTGGGCGTTTTCAGCAAAGTTACTTTCGCCAACTATTGAAACAGTTTTGTATTCCCAACCAGTTGTGCTACATACTATTGGAAAACTATATTTCATATCTACACCCGGAAAGGTTCTAAAGTAACCATAAAAAGTTTGAGCTACACTAGACTTTACCCAAAAAGATAAAGTTATTTTTTTACTACTGCTAACATAATCCCAACCAGAAGTAGCTATTTCTTGCCCTTCAAAACTATATGTAATTTCTATATTGTCACCTGCGTTAGCACTACTATGATTACCATTTGTTACCTTCAATGATTTCCTAAATCCTTTGTCATAAGGTGCAGTTGTATAACCAACATCAGCTTGAGATTGTGTATTAGTGCCATTATAATTACCACCTACTTGCCATCTATCGCAAGTTCTAAAACCAGTAGAAGTAGATGACGTACCACGTTGAGCCACTTGCATAGCTCCGTTAATTACAAGATTGGTTGCTTTACCACTAGCAGGGAGGTTAGTTAAGTTTGCTCCGCTAACCGCTGGCAATGTAGCTGGAAAACGTGCGTCTGGAACTGTACCAGATGTAAGGTTACTTGCACTTAACGCTGTAAGATCTTTTGCTGTATTAGCTGCTATAGCTGTGTTTATAGAGTTAGCTAACTTATCTGCTGTTACTGCATCATCTTGTATCTTAGCTGTAGAAACTGAGTCATCTTCTAAACTTGTTTTAGCTGTGTTTGCTGCTATAGCTGAGTTAATAGAGTTAGCTAATTTAGCGTCAGTAACTGCATCATCTGCAAGTTTTGCTGTAGTAACTGTTCCGTCAGCTAGTGCTCCTGTAACATAAAATATACCACCCATAGAACCATGTGAGGTACATTGGTAGTACAGCACGTTTGGAGCTGCATGTGGTACTTCAAATACTATTGTAGATCCACCAGCTCCTCCGTTATTTGTGACTCCTGTATTGTACTCTGTACCAGCCGAGCCATTGACTGTTGTTTGTATACGAAACGGATGTGCTCCAGAGGAGTTACCATTTACAAATCTGTATGTTTTACCACGTGTCAAATACAAGGTAGGGTCATTGACCGCCCCGGTCAAGCCCTCTCCTGTAAATGTATAGTGGTTGCTACCGTCTGCTCCTAGTGTATAGGTATGATCGAGAGCATCGGCATGTAGTTTACCAGCTGTAATCTGAGCATCTGCTAGATCAGCTGTATGCACCTGACCGTCTTTTATACCGCCGGTGCTTACTTGTGTTAATGCCATTAGTCAGCCTCCTCTATTGAGTTACCTTCAGCTACCCATTTTTGTATTGCTTGATATTCCGTATTATCAGTATGAATAGGTACATACATAACAGTTCCGTTAATTGTAGCTAATATACTACTACTTTCAGATTCAAATTTTGATGGTGAAATATATTTTGCTGATTCAATTTTCATTAGTTAAAGCTCCGCTGCGCAATTACCATACCTTCTCAAGTAACCGTAATTACTATCTGATGTCTGTATAAGTATTTGAAAATAAGAATATCCTCGTGCATCACTATTTGGAGGCTGCGAGAAATTAAAGGAATGAAAAGCCCAATTACTTGATTTAGATTCATTATTAACAATGAAAGTAGGTGATGTTCTCATTGGTGTCACTAAAGTTGTAATTGGCATACCTAGATTTCCTGTACCACCTGATGTATACTCTGCATAAGTGATGTAATTTTGAAAATATCTTTGACATGCCCTTAATTCATCTGCAAATGATCTATGCTCGAAATCTGTTGCTATACCATTTGTTGTAGCTTCAACCTGTATTCCTGTAATAAACATATCATTTGAAGTACTATCAAAATAATTTGTTGAATTACTTGTTCCATGAATTACAGAAGTACCCCATGTATCAGCAGCACCTTGTAAAGAAGAGCCAACTGTAAAATACCATGCTATTTCTAAACCTTGACCATTGTTATTATCAAAGGTTAAATTTGAATTTCCCGGAACTTTTATTGTATGTCTATTCCAGTTTGTATCACTTTGTGTAATTTCAGAAACGTAAACATATGAAGTTCCATCTGAAGTTTGTACCATTATAGGCAATTTATTAATGCCTGTTTTATTACTTTTAAAATAAAAAGAAATGGTTAAAAAACTACTTGAATCATTATATTTCCAACCACTATTTACTATATCTTGTGCTTCAAATCTATAGTAAAAATTTATCTGTGTATTATTAGCAGAATTATTATTGGCTGTTGTTACATCAAGTTTATAGGAATATGGAAAACCTAAATTAGTTGGTACGTCTGTGCTTTGACTTACTGTTGCAGCTCCGGCAGACGCATTACCAAACTTAAATCCATATCTATCAACTGTTTGAAAATTTTCATTACTTCCGTCACTTACTGATACTGAAGTTCCTCTTTGCCAAACTTGCATACCACCATTTATGTTCATTCTTCTGTTACTTAAATTATTAGTAACACTAGCGGTGCATGTTCCATCGGCTGCCAAAGTTATGGCATCGCTTGATGCGGAATTGGAACGTATCCCGTCTACTTTTAATGTACTCATGGTTTAGGGTACTTGTCCTTTGTTTCTTTTATTTTCGCCTTCCAAGCATTAATGCCTGAATGGTAGATTAAATCCAACTGATCGACCACAGAGGGATATTCTTTTGCTCTTTCGTTTTTATAATTCTGTTTTGTAAACTCTGCATTAACAGCAGACATATCTACAGTCACAGGTTTTCCGTCTTTATCAGTACAGGTGTAAACATCACCATCTTTTATAATATTTACAACATTAGTATAAAGTTGAAAAATGATATCTTCAATTTGTATCATGCTGCTTGTTCCTCCATTGTTAGCATCCAAGATATAGTGGAATTTGCAGTATTATTATTAGGAAAATACCAAGTACCAGAAGTTTGTTTTCGTGCAAAAATTTTGTAAGTTATTTCAGAGGTTGTGCTGTGACTTGTATGTACCCATCTGTACATAGAGTTATAAGAAGCACCACCTGAACCACTTGTTGCATAAGCATCACCCCAAGTTCCTATATCATTGTTTGTATTACCACCCGATGATCTTAATTGAACGTGCATATAACTACCAGAAGGTGGCCAAACAGGAACGCAAGCTGTAATTATTATTTTGCTAGAACTGTTTTCTGGTGTTATAGAACCTGTAACAACTGTTTCTACATAACTGGAACTTGTAGAAGAAAAAGCAGTATTTGCTGATGTTGTAATTGTTTGAATAATAGTTCCTGACTTTGGGTTTGTTGTTGTTAATATCGTTCCATCAGCATTTGATGGTACAGTAATTGTACGATCAGACGCAGGGTTACTAGATGGTGCAGCGATGATTACGCCGTTACCACCCGAATGTTTTAATTTTATTGAACTCATCCTTTTATCTCCAATAAATGTATAGTGCTTTTTGCACCAGCTATATTAACACCTTCTACTTGAGCACCAGAGGAATAATCTCTAGCATAAACTTTGTAAGTAGCTGTACTTGTTGTACTAATACCTGTGTCTAAAGTATTAATAGGTTTATGTCTCCTTGCTTCTGATACACCTGACGAACCGTATACATAAACATCATAAGGATCATCAGATTCATATACTGTTGTTTCTGTGCCGCCAACAGTTCTTGTTATCTTAAACCCTAATCCACCATCCCCATTGTTAGCCGTCTGTATACCATATTGTGCAACTACTTGTACAAATATATTATTTGCAGTGGCAGATGGAGTAATAGCTTTTGTAAGAAAAAGAACATAATTTTGACCTGTAGGTAGTTCTTGTGTTGTACTTGATCCTTCTACAATTTGTATAACTGAACCAGTTGGCACTGTAAGTTTTGTACCACTTGCTGCTCCATCAGCTAGTGTTGCTGACGTTATGGAGCCAGCTGGTAAACCACCAACAGAAATACCTGTGATAGTACCATTACCATTTATTTGTATTGCCATATTAAACTATTGTATATGTACTACCCGAAGGCACTGTTAATGTTGCACCACTTGCTACCGTGATCGGCCCTGCACTCATAGCGTTTTTGTTTGTGGTTATTGTGTAGTTGTTAGATATAGTCTGTGAGTTTTCATAGATACATCCGTCAGCTACTGTTGATGCTACACCTGTAAGATTACTACCGTCACCTGTGTAGGATGTTGCACCTAGAGCTCCTGTTGCAGAGTTAAAGGTTAGATTACTACCAGTCTTTGGTGCTTGGTCGCCTGTAGCTGCTGTAACAAATACAGGAAAACAAGTTGTGTCTGATGACTCATCTGCTACTGGTATAGTAGAGGTGTTGATAGAGTTTGTAGATGCCGCTGTAATACGTCCCTGAGCGTCTACAGTAATTGCTGGGATGGCTGTGGCTGAACCATAGCTACCAGCACTTACAGACGTGTCAGCGAGCTTTGCAGCAGTTACTGCGTCGTCAGCTATTTTTGCTGTAGCTACACTTCCATCTACAATAGAAGCTTCAACCACTGCACTGCTAGCTAGTTGATCTGCACCAACTGCGTCGTCTGCTATCTTAGCTTGTGTTACTGCATCATCTGCAATCTTGGCTGTAGTTACGTTTGCATCTGTAATCTTTGCGGTTGTAACTGCATCAGCTGCAAGTTTTGGAGCTGTAACTGATCCACTCTGTAGTATGGCTGTTGTAACTGTGTTGTCACTTGGTGTACCAATACTTACTGTTGATCCGATCGTGATGATGAAGAAATCAGCACCACTAGCAGGGGCGGCAGAAAATATAATATCAGCACTAGAAATTGCGAAACCCTCACTTGGTTGGCTGGTTCCTGAGTTAGGTTTCTGAATGACTCCATTGATGCTAACAATGTGTTGCTGTGCAAACTGACCGGGGTTACTAAGAGTAAATCTGTAAGCTGATCCATTAAATGTTGCACTTCCTCCTCCTGTGCTAGATGAACTAGATAATGTGTTTATAAAAAAGTTACCAACTGATTGGGTTACTTCCCATGCAGCTGTAGAACCATTATATACATTTAGTTTTCCTGTGCTAGTATTAAAAAACAAATCACCAGCATCATTATTACTTGTAGGATTCGACGAACCAACTCTATATCTTTCGTTGAAATCATTGATGTCTCCACTAAGACTAACTAGGTCACTTTCTGGTAGTGTAGCTTTGTGATAGTTGTATGTCTGACTAGAGCCAGTAGATGTTACGATAAAACGTATACCTGTAGCTATAGTAGAACTATGAAAGTTAGAAGGTATGTTGTTTATTGTAACAGTTGTGCCATTAAGTGTACGACCTGTTGTACTTACACCACTGCTGTTTACAACTATACCAGCTGCGTCTGCTATACTGATAGCGACACCAGATGCTGGTTGTGTGTTAGGAAATGACACCTCGTTAGCTATAGCTTCAAAACCACCAAATGGTTCTAGCTGTGCAGCTACATAGTCAACAATAGCACCAGAGGTTGGAAACTTAGTGTCATCATCTGTAATTGTAGTCTGCTTTGCCATACCATCAATCTGGTTGAGGTCGGCTATATCTGCTGTAAGGGCTGTGCTATCAGCAAGTTTTGATGCTGTGCCAGCCTGCATGCCTGCAAGAGTCTTGAGTTCTGCATCTGCAATCTTAGCTGTAGTTACTGCATCTGCTGCAATATCAGCTGTAGCGATTGTAAGATCTGTAATGTTAGCACTAGCAACTGTTATATCTGTAGGTAATGTGCCTCCAGCTAACTTTGCCATTGTTACAGCATTATCAGCTATCTTTGTACTGTTAACTGCATTATTTGCTAATTTAGAATTTGTAATAACACCGTCTGGAAGTTTATCTACTATAACTGCACCATCAGCAATTTTAGTTTGTGTAATAGCACTTGTTGCAACTTTGTTTTCTGTTACAGCTCCATCTGCTAACTTGCTTGCAGTAACTGCATTATTTCCTAATTTAACTGTTGTGACATTTGCATCTGTTATCTTAGCGGTTGTTACATTACTGTCGGCTATTTTAGCTGTTGTAACTGCACCGTCTTTTATATCGCTTGTTAATACTGTTTGATTTTGTTCTTCTTGTGCAGCAAACAGTAACTGCTCATGGTTGGCATTTAGGTCAGCTGCCTTGACTGATGACCCTGCCGTATATGTAGCCTTTGCACTATCTACATCTGTATCACGAAAGATACGTATAGCTGCTGGGCTAGCTGGTATGTTGCCTGATGTAAAGACTACCACACCACCACCTGTAGTAGTGTAGCCTGTAATATTGTAGTGTGTACCAGATGATTTGATGACACCATCTACATCAACTTTTACGTCAGACTCTTGTATAGAAGGGAAAGAAAACGACTTAGAAGCGTTCCCATCCCCAGTATAGTCTACGAATGTTGTTGCCATTTATTTGTATATGTTGAGGATGTTTGCTGTTTGAGCTTTCTTAAGTTCTTGTAACTCTTTGCGAGCTTCTTGCTCTGTAACTAACTGAGATATGTCACTTTCTTGACTAATTGTACTCCAAGCTACTTTACGAGCTTTATCAAACAATCTTTTAATAATTATATTGTGGTAGTAATCTCTTGCGTCATACTGTCCACGCTTACCAAATCTTATATCTTCGTACATCTTTTCCATAGATGCTATTATTTTAGGATCTTTAGATAGTTTGTCCAACTCTCTTTCCAAATTTTGTACGCCAATAGCTTGTTGAAATCTTGATCTAACTTCTGGCACGTCAGTTAAGTTTGTACCGTCAGGAGCGTAGTATGTAGACATACGTAAGTCGTAACCACTATCAAATAGTAACTGTCTACCGGGGCCTTGATCTAAGCTAAGAGATACAGGACTGACAGCGTTAAATGCACGAGTCATAAAATCCCAATCTTTAAGAGGCTTACCATTTAGTAAGTCATACTTAATAGGTAGTTCTTTTTTATAGCCTGCAAAGTTTTCCATAATTAAGTTACGGTTTCGTACAGACTGATCTATACCTGAGCCTATCTCACGCATGTATGGTGTAAATAATTTACCCATTTCATTTCGTAATCCAGCTAGCGGTACTTGGTTGTTTGCAAGTCCAGCGATGATTCTGTCAAACTGACCGGGGCGACCAGCAAATAAATCAACAAATGACTGTATACCAGCTAGATATGACTTACTGGTTATAGCCTGTGCAACAACAAGAGAAATCTTTTGTAGCTCTCTTTCTGTCCACTCTTCACCCATTAGTTCGCTTGCATCACCTACGTCAGCTATTGTAGACATGATTAAGTTGAATGGTTCAAACTGATCGTAACCTACACGTACAGCACCTAACTTAATAGTTCTTGGCTCCCACTTACCGTCTAACCAAGCTTGTCTTTTCTGTCTATCTACAGGGCCGTTACCGTTAAGATCACCACGCATCCAAGCTTGTGCAGCCATAAATGTTACAGCAGAACCCATTGCCAATCGGCCTGTTTGAAGAGCTTTAGCGTTAGCTAATTCTTCTACTGATGTAATACCATACTTAGCAACGTTATCTAAATTACTAGCACTAGCTGTTGCAATATCATTAAACTCTTTAACTAAGAAGTTAAAACCCGGTGTATACTTACCTGTAAGTGCAAGACCGTTAACGCCAGTTCTAGCAAACAAAAAGAATGGTTTAGCTAGAGGTGCAGCAGTAAACACATCATTAAGACCTTTGGCAAAGCCTGTAAGCTCTTGTGTAAGTGTTACTTCTTTACGTGCAAAGCTTGCAGCTTCATCAGTTAAATTACCAGCAGGGTCAAAGACCTGAGCATAAAAATCATCTTCGTATGCTTTCATAAGATCTTTAGTTATCTTAGGTGTTTTGTAACCACCTTCTTGTAACTCAAGAACTCTACGCATAGCTTTTTCACGCATCTTTGCACGGCCTAATATAAAACCAAAGGCATCGTCAGTTGCAGCCATGATCTTAGTAGAGTACGTTAAAAAGTTATTATTGTTCATGTTACGTGCCATGTTAGCTACACGAAAAGCTGCTTGCTCTCCGGGTGTAGCTCTGCCACTATCTTCTGCCCAACGACGTAGTATCTCCCAGTTCTCATCACCCTTAGTATACTCTGCATATCTAGTTTTGATAGAAGATATATCTCCTTTCCAGTATGAGTTTAGTTTACTTCTAAATAATGTAAATGATTCTGGTATAGATTCTACCATTGCATTTACTGATGCAAGACTAGCTCTAAGAGTAGCCACATCTCCAGTAAAAGGTGCACGTGCAAAAGCTCCTAGTGCCGTAGCAACAGGTCTAAGAAACGTTGCAGTAGCTGTACCCATAATTGCTCTAGCTGGTGTTTTAGGGCCGGATAGAATACTATTGGTCATAACACCTTCTAGCTCTCTAATAAGAGTACCAGTACGGTCTACACCACCTTGCTCTAACTTACCACCTAACAACACGTTTCTTGCCCATCTGTCGAAGTCATCTAAAGTGTTTACGTCTTTCATCATTGAGAAAGCTTCGTACATAGCCATAAGTAAATCTTCGTCATCATCTGCAATCTTAAGTACAGTCTGTATAGCTTCTTTTGAGTTTTTTACTTCTTCTTTTAGAACTTGATCTATAGCATCCTTACGTTTTTTACCAGCACCTAACTCTCTAAATGAGTCAGATTTTATCAGTCTAGCCTTTTTTGTTTCATACAAAGCAGTCAACATAGTATCTACTATCTGCTTAGTCGGGCCGTCTATAGTGCTTATATCTACTATATCAGCTATTTCTCTACCAGCTATACCTGTATCCTGTAGTTGTTTTAAAAGTGTACCTACAACTAAGTCACCTATAACTACATTCTTAGATGTCCAAACTTCCTGACCATCTATAACATCGTTTGTTTCAAACAAGTTTTTTAGATACTCACCAGCAGACATATTTGACGCATCTCTACCGTTTGTAATAGCTTGATGCCCTTCTATAGCTTCTCTAAACTTAGCAACAAGTGCTTGCCTGTTACCTTTTACAGCTTCCATTTCTTTAGCAAACTTCTCGCTACTCATTAAAGTTCTAGCTATACGTTCGATTGTTGCATCGTCAGATCCGCTTTTTAATGCTATACGCTCACGTTCTACTGGTGTAGTAACAGAGCCTGCTGACCCTTCTTCTGAGCCCCACTCATTACGTGTGCGTGATAGCTGTTCACGAGCTTGCTGTGGGTCAACTTCTGATATGTGTGCCCCTTGATGTGGGTCAGCTACTGGTCTGTTTTTATCAGCCCTAAACTGTAGTTCACCTTCACGTAGTTGTGCTACGCCAGCTTCTATAGTTTGTTTATCTATACTTTTGTTACGTGCTTTGATTTGATCTACAGCACCTTTGCTACCTTTTTTTAGTGTGTATGCAATTCCATCAAACAATAAACCTATACCCATACCTTCAACGATGTTTTTAATTTTCATCATTACAGGATGGTCAGTGTCTTTTGTTGCCAACGGTGTGTCAGCCCAGCCGTATCTTTCAGATAGTGCACCTAAAGCGTTCTGTTCGTCTGATTCTTTTGATATAAGATCAGACACAGCACCTACAGCTGCACCACGAGCTAGACTGCTACTGGTAAGACCTACAAGTCCAGCTGGTACAGTTACAAGACCGGTAGCTGCAACAGCCTTAGCTGCTCCGACTGCTCCGACTGCAAGTGTACCAAAGTGTACTAGAGCTCTTAGTTGTTTACCCCACCATGTCTTGGTTTCAATAGGGTTGTCGTAGGAATCAAATGGTGTAAATTCTGGTTTGTAGAAACCTTTTTCTTGTTTCTCTCTTTGCATTTCTCCTGACAACGCATCTATTGTACGCTCAGGGAATGTTGCTAATGATGATGCCGTATCTTGTAAACCGCCCGACAGTATTGACTGACCCTCTTTGATGAGTGCCTTAGCACCCCAAGTTTCAGCATTACGTGGGTCGATTTGTTCAGATACAGCTTGCTCTTCTGCTTGTACTTCTTCTTCTTGTCTCTGTTGCTTTTCTTGCTCACGTTGAGTATAAATGTCTATAGCATCTCTAGCAGCAGATATACCAGCATCTATTGCTTCATCATCAACTCCATTATATCCATAGGAATTTGTCATGGTTTGTTTTTAATTTATTCAGAGAAATCTAACCGTTGTCTCTTTCTTCTTTTCTCTATTTTCTTTTGTTTTTGTTGCTCTTTGAAAGCTTTAACGTTTTCGTTGCCACCTTCTTCTGCATCTTTTTTCTGTGCTTTTTCTAGATCAGTTAGTATAATATCAGCAATAGGTTTAGCTAACATATTTAATTGACTAAATTTGTAATTAGCTAATCTAGGAAAGATCTCCTTCATAGCTTCGATTTCAGTTGGACTAAATACAGTCATATCTGTTACCTGTAACTGACCTTCTTCAATCTTCATACCACGTATAGAGTTTCTTTTGTTTAGTTGGAATCTTATAGACTCAAACGCAAGAAAGTCTTGAAAGTTAGCATCATAAGCTTGGCCGGGGTTTTGTTCTAAAAACGCTTTAAACGCAGGCTGGTCGAATAACTCTACAAGTTGCTTTCCTGTTATACCATAACGTCCAAATACAGCTTCTGGGTTTTTCTTTGCCATAGCATAAATACTACGAGGCAGATTACTTGTATCGCTAGGATCGTAAACACGTAAGTCAGATAACTGTACTCGAGCATCTTCTGGTATACCAAATGCTTCTCCAGCTTTTGTGATATTAGCCATTATAGTATAGCCAAAGTTTTCTATTCTGGCATCTAATCCTGTTTTATTACCTTTAAAATAATCGTATCCAGTACCTGTAAACTTACTATCCGTTGCGCCTTCTTCTGCTTCTGGTAATGCAAACGTATCAAGTATAGACTTAGACATAGGCTCACCAGTAATCTCAGACGTTTTAGTCATTAGATTCATCGTACCTACTAAGCCGCTTGTATCTTCAAACTGCATTTCCTCAGATGTCATAAACTGTCGTCTAGGATCTACAAAAAAACCTTTTATAGGATCATTTTCAAACACGCCTAAAGCATTGAGTCGTCTAAACATTAACTCTCTGGGACGCATCAAAGACCCATCATTATCTTTTACCTTAAACTCTGACCACCATTGTATTACTTCTTTGTGCAGCTTTCCACCACTTCGTATATGAAGTAAAGTTTTTTCTAACCAAGGAGCTTCACCGTCATATACTGTGTTAGAGTCTACTGTACTACCCTGACTATCCTTATGTAATTTTATAAGATCTTGTTTTTGGTATGCTAACTTAGAACTATTAACTACGAGTGTAGCATCATAGTCACCGTTGTTTAGTTTAAGTATTATGTCGTCTAACTTTGACTGTACAAATAGTTTTGGATCATTGCCGTTATCTACATGTATTTCAAAGTCAGACTTACCACCCGGATTTTCTGAACGTATAAGAGAAGCTTTTAACTCATCTTTTAGTGTAGTGGCTAGAAAATAATCTTTAGCATCTAAGCCACCTACCTTTTTCTTTTTGTAAAGAGCTACTTCTTTTAGTATAGCACCATCAAAACCATTTACTAAGGCTGCGTTCTTAAGCTGTATATCAACGTCTTTATTACCTAAGTAGTCTATTGATGTTTCTAAGTCAGTTATAAATTTTGGTTTGATACCTTTTATAGGATGATTAGGAACCCAAAGGTTTGGATCTCCATAGTAGCCCTGTATAATTTTAAAAGCTTCGGCAGCATTGACTTTTCTATTGTTTTTAGCAGCTAACTCATACAATGCTGTAACTTCTTTCTCGTAAGGTCTTTGTAGTTTTTTATGTATCTTTTTCTCTTCTGAGTTTTGTGTATTAAACTTTCTTTCAATAGCATCATCAACTGCTTTTACACGATTAGATACTTTTAAAAAAAACTCGCTTTCTGGATCTAACGAGGCAAGATAATCTCTAACATTTCTAAAATCTGTTTGAGTCGCAAAATCTGAATAAGGTAAATCTTCTAGTACAGCATTGGCTTGTGCAACAGTTATTTTGTTATTGTCAAGTAACTCTGCTATTTTTGTAAAATAGTAATCATTAGCCTTAGACATGTCTCCGTTGAATCCATAGGTAGGAGCAACAGAGATTTGTTTAATTATACTATTTTTATCAGTAAACGTAGTTAAATCTTGACCATTTTCTGGAGAAATATTTATTGAAGTTGCAGAAACTCTAATTTTATCATCTAGTATTTCCTTCTGTTCAGCCTTAAGATTAGTGTTAATCTGAGTAGTCAAAGCATAGCCATATCTACGTGCTATGTTGTCAATACTGGGCTGTACTATTTTTAGAAGATTCTTTTCGTATCTACCAGACTCAATGTCAAAGCCTCTTTTTATTGCTTCTACGTGTATCTTGTTGCGTATAAGTTGTTGTACAAACTTACGCATGTCGACACCTTCTTGCACGTTAGTTAAGGCATCATGACCTAACTGTTGTAGTGCACTGGAGTAAATAGATCCTATAAACTCTTCATCATTATACTTAGCAAGAAATGTTTTTAAGTCTACATCTTCGTCAAGATCAAAGTTAAGTTGTTTTAGGATCTCCTGTACTTCTGGTATTCTAGTGTCCTCGTTGTTACCTATAAACTCTGCTAACTTAAGACCATTGTAAGAAGTTTCGTTATCAGTACGATTGACAAGCTCGTTTCGATTCTTTCTATCTTGAGCAAGCTTGTAATCGTTTAACTTCTTTTCTAGTCTTTCAGCTTCAGTGGGGTAGAGTTCAGCTAGCTTACCAGTTATATTATATATGGCTTCTAATCTTCTATCTCTTGTTTTATATCTATTCTCCTCTATCTTCATCATGTCATTATAGAACTCCTTAGTGTCCTTAATGTTCTCGTCAATCTGTTCGTTGACGGCAGCTGTCATGTCAGCTTCTGTTGCTAGATAGTTAGTATCACTAATATCGGGTATCTCGTCTTGTGGAGTACCGATGACGTTTCCGTAAGATGATGTCATACAACCTCCATAGCAACGTCTATTTTACGGTAATCAACAGTTAGATGGTTTTGATCTATACCTACAGCCATAGGATTCTTTTGTAATACATCCTGAGCCATAGCTCCACGGAATCTTACATCCCCACCTATATAATTAAATTCATAGATTTTATAACCTTGTGGTGATACACCTACTTGTTTAATATTTTCTTTTAATCTTCTATCTGAAGTAAGAGGTTGCCATCCTAACGCACCAGCAGTACCAAGAGCTTGGAAAGTAAAGTTAAGGAATCCGCTGAATCTATCTGTTGGTGATAGCATTACAGGTGCACCGTATGCTGCTGGTATACCCAGTGCTTCACGTGCTTTTGCGTTCTTATTCAAGTACTTACGTCTTGCACCTTCTTGTGCATACGCCATGTTTCTACCAAAGGTTGCGTTCATTACACTATCTACTTTGGCTCTGGTTTTTAGATAATCCATGTAGACGTTCCTACCAGCTGCTCTAGATCGACCACCTTGTAAGGATCTACCGTAAGCTTTGTTTCTATAAAATTTAGTAGCAGCTGCCTGTACAGCAACTCTACCTTTACCTTGCTTATATAAAGCTTGAACATAGGCATCGCTAAGGTCACGTCCATATCCAATTAGGTTTCTAGTTTGTGTTCTTTTTAAGCTAGTTTCTTTGTTAAAAAACTTCAGTGCCTGTTGAGCATACACTGCATCTTTTTCTCTAGCCTTTTGTCTTTGTTGGGCTCTTAGACCCGCATTAGCATCTACGCACACGGCAAAATTCAATAAATGTTACATTGTTCGGCCCATGTTTTAACTTACGTAAAAACTTAAAGCCAAGAAACTTGAGCAGTTTTAAATGTGCTTCGTTTCGACTGTCAACTATATTCCAAAGCAAAGGCTCTTCCCGGCTATCGACATACCGTTTTGCCTGTCTTGCAAATAA